TGAGCGGCGAGAGCTGGGCTTATAAAGTCGGCGACGCTGCAGCGACCGTGCTGCCTGGCGAAGTTGTTTCCGGCTGGACTGCCTGGGACGGCGATGATGACATTACCGCCGCGACCGGCAAGAAGCTGGCCCTGGTGGCCCTGAATGCCTCCGGACAGGCGATTGCCTACGGCGATTGCACTGTGACCGCGAAAGCCTGATGAAAGGAGAAAAAGGCCATGTTTGAAGAGAACATTTTCGGGCTTATCCCCAAGAAGAATTTGCTGGATATCGGCTATGACGTAACTCGCCAGAACGAGCCTGCAGATCAGCTGTTCGGTGATGTTAAGACCGACAACCTGCTGGCGTACTGGGAAACCATGTCCAGCGAATACAACCTGCCGGTCATGGCACAGTATCACGCATTTGATACCGTGACCCGCAAGACCATCCGGCGCCCCATTGATACCAAGAACATCGAAAAGGGCCTGATCAAGGTGAAGATTCCCACCACAGAACGCCTGCAGGCGCTGCTGGATCGCGGCGTTGTGGCACAGACCGCGCTGGAGAAGCGCGTGCTGGATGATGGCATCACCGTGAGCGAGGAAGTCTTTACCCGGTCGAAGGTAGCCAAGAATGAGCTGCTGGCAACCGGCAAGATGACCATCAAGGAAAACAACCTTGACATCACCATTGATTATGGAGTGCCGCAGGATAACGTGAACTTGGAGCTGGATTTCGGTGCCGGTGCGGAAAAGCCGCTGTTTGAGCAGCTGGAAGATCTGCTGGAGGCAGCCGTGGCGAAGGGAGTCACTCTGAACGGCATTTACACCAGCAAGGCGATGCTGAGTGCCATGCGGAAGGATTCCAGCTTCCAGAAGGCCGTGAACGGCTATGTGATGGACGGCCAGATCATTCGCGAGAGCGCGTTCAGGGCATTCCTGAACGAGGAACTGGGCATCAACCGGGTGATCACCAACGATAATCAGTACAGCCTGCCGCTGACTGAAGGCAGCGACGGCCGTCCGGTGACCAATGCCCGGAGGTTCTATCCTGTGGACAAGATCACCTTCTTTGCCGGAGACGGGAAGATCGGTGACGGTCTGTGGGGCGATCCGCCCACCGTTCGCGCAAACAACTACATGGCCGGAGCCACGGATGCGGCGGCGAGCAATGTTTCCCCGTACGTCTACGTGAGCCAGTATGTCGAGAACGATCCGGTTATCGTCTGGACGAAGGCCGAGGGCCTGTTTGTGCCTGCTCTGTACAACCCGACCGCGCTGTTCATCGCCACCAAGACCGCCACGATCGGCGAAGGATGAAAACTTTCGTCAGTGCGACAACCTGGCGCGATCTGACGGACAGGCATCTCTACCACGAAGGGGAGCCTTTCCCCTTCGATGGTAGAGAAATCCCGGCTGACAGACTGGACGCGCTGGAAACCGGCCGTAATGGGGCGGCAATGCGGCTGATTCGGGCGATTGATGTTCAGGACGAACAACCGGATGGCCAGACGGTCAACGCGCCGGAAGGGGCCAAAAAACCCCGGAAAACGGCATCGAGAAAAAAGCCTACGAAATAACGGAGGGAAATCATGCTGACAGAGGTTCTGGATTATATCCATAACTGGTTCGTGCCGATCAAGGCCGACAAGGTCACGTACACGGTCGAGGACGGCATGATTTCTCCTGATTTCGGGGCCGAAGACGGTGACCGGTTCCTGATCTGCGGCAGTAGACGGAACGACGGGATTTATACATGGCACGCGGACGGCATCAAGGATGACGACGATATAAATGCGGCGGGGCTTCGAGACGAAACGTTTGCCGGAACGATACGCGTGATGGCGATCCCTCCTAAGCTGTTCACGCTGTCCGAAGAGATTAGCCAGTGGGTGGAAAACAACAGCGACGTAATCAACAGCCCGTACCAGAGCGAGAGCTTCAACGGCTATTCGTACTCGCTGAGAACCGGCAATAACAGAAACCAGGGGGCCGCCAGCCCCATCAGCTGGCGCGACATTTACGGAAAACAGCTTGAGCGTTGGAGGAAACCGTCTCTATGAGTTTACTGGATGAATACACGGTGGAATGTGTAGCCATCAATAAAACATGGGTGGATGATCCCGTTGGGGGATATATGCCCATATGGGCAGATGGTATCCGCTTCAACGCTGCGTGGGAGTATGAATCCGCGCCGGAGGTCACAGTGGCAGAGCAACAGGGTGTCAAGCGCACATACAACATCTATGTGGACAAAACCCTTGAGCTGGACTATCACGAAGCATTCCGCAGGCTGGACAATGACCAGGTTTACCGGGTGACCGGCCCGGGAACGGACAGGGTAACACCCAGAACAAGCCGCCTGAACCGGCGGCTAATCACTGTTGAGAAGTGGCAGCTTCCGACGGATGCAGAGCAGGAGGAGGGATAACGGTTGTACCAGACAGCAGCCGCTTTGAAAACCTTTTTTTCCGGATTTGGCCTTCCGGCATATACCGAAAACACAGTGCCGGAGGGAGTCAAGCTGCCATACATCACCTATTCATACAGCGAACCGGAGTGGAACCAGAAAGCATCGCTTTACGCGCAGGTGTGGGATCGAAGCCGGTCAAACACCACAATCATACGCAAAGCAGACCAGATCACTGCGGAAATCGGGGAAGGGCTGAAAATCCCACTCGATGACGGATACCTGGTCATCTGGCCGGAAACACCGAAGGTTCAAATTCTGGTTGATGACGAAGACAGCGACTACAGACGCGCTTATATCAACCTTTCAATCAACTCATATCACACACCGGGCGTGTAACCCGGGGAAAGGAAAAAGCTTATGGGAGTTAAAAGCAATGTGACCACTCCGCTGCGGAAAGAGACCTACGAACATCTGCAGCTGAACGCCGGAATCACGCTCGTAAACTTCGATTATGAGAACATTGCGGATGCGGCCGCGCTCAAGACCGCCATCGCAGCGGCCAAAACGGCTGGCACCGGAATCCTCGGAGCTACGCGTGGCGGCGGCACGTTCACCATTACCCGGGAACTCCGGCAGGTCGATGCGGATGGCACCCGGTTCCGCTTCAAAGGATCCGAAATTGTGGACAGCGCGGATGCCTACCTGAGCGAAACGCTGATCGAAATCACGGCACAGCACATCAAGGACGTTCTCGGAAATGCGGATATTGAAACATCCGGCAGCAAGACCACAATCAAGCTGCGCACAGCCATTGAGGACGATGACTATCTGGAGAATATCGTCTGGATCGGCGACACCAGCAAGGGCTTCGTGGCGATTTGCCTGTACAACGCGTTGAATACCGCAGACTTCACGCTGACGTTTGCTGACAAAAACGAAGGCACGGTCAACTGCGAATTCCATGCGCACCAGGACGATGTCGAGGACTATGACGAATTGCCGTGCGAAATCGTGTTTTTCGATGCTCCTGCTGCTTCTGGGAACACCGGGAATACCGGGAACACCGGGAACACCGGGAACACTGGAACCACTAATCCTTAAAGCAAAAGCAAAGCCATTCAAAGGGGATGGGGATGTTCCCCGTTCCCTTCACTTTTTTATAGGAGGAGAAGAAAGTGAAAATTTCCGAAATGAATAATGAACAGGCTGCAGATGCAATGGTGAAAATTGCTCCTGCCATTCAGAATCTTCTGAATGATGAGAACACAAAGCCGATGCTTGAAAAGCTCGCCAATGCGAAAGGCATGGACACCGTGCAGATTGTTGCGACACTTCTGCCGCAAGCAGTGGCTTTCTGCATGAAGGATCACAAGGAAGACCTGTTTGCCATTGTTGGCGCATTGACTATGCAACCTGTTAGCAAGGTTGGCAAGATGAACTTTGTCAGCACTGTGAAGGAACTGCGGGAAAGCTTCGATGAGGATTTCCTTGGTTTTTTCAACTTATCAGGCAATCAGACGAAGAGCGCCGAAAGCTGATTGTCCTGATTTTGCTCCAATACGGTTATCATGGCGTTTATGCCTTGTCGATAGCTATTGAAGACAGAATAAAAGCTGATTTCTGGAAGGAATACGTTGCCGATCTTCTTTGCCTAAATGTTCGTCCGAAATATGATACAGAATTATCGTTGTACAGTGAAATTTTCGGTCACGAACAAAAGCAGGAACCTTTATCAACTGATCAGATCATTGACGGCATTCTCGATAAACTGGACACGTTAGCCGGGTGATCAGAAAGGAGAACAAATGGATATTTTCACGCTTGCAGCAAAGCTTACGCTTGATTCATCGAGCTTTGACAAAAGAATAGAAGAAGCCGAAGGAAAAGGCAGCAAGCTGGGAAACGTCCTTGGTGGTATTGGCGGCGCAGCAAAAACGGCAATACGTGTGACCGGGGCAGCGTTAACCGCTGCCAGTGGTGCGGTTGTCGGGCTGACAAAATCCGCTGTTGATTCCTATTCAGAATATGAACAGCTTGTAGGCGGCACGAAGCTTGTATATGGCGATGCATACGATTTTATTGAGGAAAGATCGAAGGAAGCATACAAGAATGTTCAGATGAGTTCCAGCGATTATCTGGAACAGGTGAATGGGCTCGCCGTAGGATTAAAATCCGCAATGGGTGGCAATGCCCAAGCGGCAGCAGAATTGGCTGATAAAGTTGTTGCCGCTGAAGCGGATGTTGTTGCGGCAATGGGTATTTCGTCAGAATCCGCCCAAAATGCATTCAACGGAATAATGAAGGGCAACTACACCATGCTCGACAATCTTGGCGTGGGCATCAAGGGAACCAAAAAGGGCATGGAAGATGTCATTAAGCAAGTAAATAAATGGAACAAGGAACAAGGTAAGGCAACAAAATACAATATCAAAAATGTTGCAGATCAGCAAGCAGCATTAGTTGATTATATTGAAATGGTTGGCCTTGCTGGATACGCACAGGCAGAGGGCATGGACACACTTTCCGGTTCCCTCTCTGCGACAAAAGCCGCATGGCAGAATCTTAAGGTTGCATTTATCGATTCTGAAACAGATATAAACGAATCTCTGAACAATTTCATTACAGCTGCGAAAGCAGCTGCTGGAAATATCATCCCGGCGGTCACTTCTGCTATGCAAGGGATCGGTACTGCAGTTGCAGAACTGGCGCCCATTATTTCCGATGCGTTGCCAGAACTTGTTGAAAATGTTCTGCCGAACATTTTATCAGCTGCAACGACTATGGTGTCTGGTTTGGCCACGGCAATTGCCGATTCACTGCCAATTGTCGCAGACTCAGCTGGGGATATTATTGAAACACTTATAACGGCAATCGAAGAACTTATGCCATCGATCATTGCAGCCGGATCGTCCATTCTGAGCACCTTGGTTGATGCAATATCTGACAACATCGATGGATTGACGGATATTGCGCTTGAGATTGTAACATCAATCGCCGGGTTTATTACGGACAACGCACCCAGTCTTTTGCAAGCTGGCCTTGATATCATTACAAGTCTTGCGTATGGTCTGGCTGCTGCGTTACCAACTCTTATCCCGGCGGCGGTAGACGCCATTACCCAACTTGTAACAACATTGACGGAAAACGTTGACCAGATGGTGGACGCTGCGATTGCCATTATTGATGGACTCGCTGATGGGCTTATTGCTGCTATTCCTACACTGGTTGAACAAGCCCCAAAGATAATTCTTGAACTTGTTACAAAGCTGATCAGTGAAGCTCCGAGACTGGTGAAAGCCGGATTAGAAGCGATCAAAAAACTTGCAGATGGGATAGTGGAAGGACTGCCAAGTGTTTCTGAAGCGTGGGAAAAAATAAAAGCCGCAGCCGAAACAATCTGGAAAGCATTGAAAGAATCTGCTGAACAGATTTGGGAAAGCATCAAAGAAGCCATTACATCCATTGTCGAAAACGCTGGAACAGTTCTTAGTGCTGCTTGGGAACTGATCAAAACAGCTGCAAGTGAAGCGTGGGAGTGGATCAAAGAAACCGCAAATACCGTTTGGACGGCTATTTCTGATTTCATTACTGGAGCTATCGACGGAGCAAGCGCATGGTTGAGTGGTGCTTGGGATACTATCAAGACAGCAGCAAATACTGCTTGGGAATGGATCAGCACAACTGCTTCAACGGTATGGACTGCAATCTCCGGATTTATTACCGGTGCTATCGATGGAGCAAGCGCATGGTTGAGTGAAGCATGGGAAACCATCAAAACCGCAGCAAGCACCGCTTGGGATACAATCAGCACAACTGCCTCAACCGTGTGGGAGACTATAAAGTCTGCGATCACATCAGCGATTGAAGCCGCAAAGACAACGCTTATAAC